GTCTTCTCTTAGGAGGGCCTTCGTACCCCACGCTCTGGCAGTTATTCCTTTCTGCGCAGCTCCGCTAACCGCTTTACTTCGCGGTCCGTGGGGATCGGAGTTTTGAGATCGTAGAGCTGAAACACGTTGCATAGTTCTTTATATGTAACGTAGCTCACTTTCTCCTCTGATAGCAACCCGATCAACCTCCGGTTGATCTTTGAACAGTCACGGCCGGCTGAAGACTCATTATATCCTTTGAGTATCTTCTGACCGATGTACCTAGTCCGTGCGTTTGGAAGTTGAGAGAGAATGAATTCCTTTTGCTGACTCACTTTGCTACCGACTTGAGCATCTCGATGACGGAAGAACTTGTCTTCCCTCCTCCTGAGTTCTCGTCGAAGCTCCGAAGGTGACATTTGTGCGTTGCGGTCAATGTGTTCCATGTACTTTGTTGGATCGCCTTGTCTGTGCGCGTGTTCCACTGCCTGTGCTGCCAACATTCCTGCCTCCTCGAGGGTGTACTTTTGACCCTTAGGGATGCTGCGAACCTTCCCGTTTTCCTGGGAAGTGGCTATTGCAGTCAGTTGTTCACACACAGCTGCCACCATCGGATGCTTTCTGATCTTCAGTCCCGTTACTTTACCACAAAATGCCGTGGTGAGTACTTGGTGAAAAGACGCTCGTCCGGAGCCTCTCCCACCCGCGACTGCTGGTCCAGATGGCAATCCAGCAATTGTGATTTTCTCTGCAGTTTCCCCTGCCAGTTCACTCAGGGCTCCCGTCGCATGGAATAACTTTTCCGCTTCGAATGGGCTCTTTGGGAATCCTTTCTTGCAAAGTTTGGCACCGCTTGCTTCTCCCAGTCGTAGCAGTATTTTCCCTCGGGCTGTATATTTTCCAGTCCTTGTGATATATTGCTCGCAAAAGACTCCATGGGTTGCAGACTTGAAGGACTTCTTATGGTTCAGTACCATTCCAAGTTTCTCCATTGTCTCCTCATATTTGTCGATTGCTTTCTGGGGCCACATCGCCACTAGATCATCACCACAGATCCGGTAGCTTCGTGTGGGCATTCCGGTGCTCCAGGCTGCGAAAGAGTTGACCAGACTGAGAATGGTCCATGTTGTCCCGAGTCCCATGTGGATACCGTTGCATGTCCGCTGGTCTTCCAGCTGTTGTGCTCCAAATATCACAGGAATCAGGTCCATGTACCATTTTCTCAGATCCTCTGATTCAAATGCTAGAGTGCTGATTAGTTTCTTGGCAAAGATGGATGCCACCTTGTGTGGCATGTTATCAGTTGCTGTGGACAAATCAACACTGTAGATGATGAGGGGGGTCTTCTGCTCTGGGCAAGTCAACTCGATTGCATTTGCAAGAAGGGCGTCACGATGTGCTCCGAGGCGTTTCAAAACAGGAACTAATTGTTTTGTCATTTGCCGGGCTGCGTGAACCACATGTGCAGGGTGCAGCGTTATCACACGCACCTTTCCTCCAAATTCTGCGAGAGCAATTGGTTTGATGGCTGGTACTTCACAGTCTCCGAACAACGATATGTACCTCTCCACTATCATTTTACGTGAACGTCTTGTCACCAATTCGTCCATCTTGAAATGGCAGTCGCTTAGTAGCTCGCTGATCTCATCCCTTGTTGGTGGCACGTCACAATGTGCTTTCCATTGTTTTGGTCCCGAAAGGGAGTTAAACAGGTCGAGTTCAGCTTGAGTAACTTCGCTGGAGAAATCATCGGTTCGGCTCTCATATGTTTCCTCGTCCTCGAAAACATTCTCAGCAAAACCAAGATCGATAATTTCAGTATAGATACTGTTGCCCACTTCTTGCAACACTGATGCGACTCCACCGTCACGCACCGAACGTTCGATGCATGCCTTGGTAGACCACAGAGTATCCTTCTGATCTTTGATCTTGACCTTGTCAAGTTTGAGTTCCTCGACGAAGAATTTCGTGAGAGTTGCATCACTTGGTGGCTTGCATGACCGTTTGGTCGTCCACTTAGCTGTTGCCTCATCAATTGCCCTTTGTACTTTCTCGCTCTTTGGAGACTCAAATATGGCACGAGTTAATGTTGAAGCTAAGAACAACGCTTCTTCTTGTTTGCCACGATTTTCGATCCCATGGACCTTGTGTGCCATGGATTTGCATCGAATTTGGTGACAATGTTCACTCAAGAAGGACATACCTGTGAAGATGTATCCGCGGATGACCCGGATTATTCTAGACAGGATGTGTTTGTTGTTTGAAGTCTTCCAGCTCGTACGAACTTTGCCATAGACGAGTTCGAAATGTGCATTGAAGGCTGACATGTACTTTTGTGTCACTTTCACTCTCTCCTTCTCTCCAAACGTCAGATGGTGTGTTTTACCTCTCACCGTCTGCTGTTCTTTGGCGGGCCGATCACTAATGAATGTGATCAACCCTGCCATCCACTTGGGAAGATTTCCCACCGATTTATCTTGGTGTAGAATCTTCACGGCCAATGCCAACCAGTCGCTCAAAGTTCTCGGATACTTTGTGAGAACTTCGACTGGCGGGCTTGGGTGCCGAAGTGGACCCTGGGGTTTGTTAGGCTGAGGCTTACCAACCAAACCATGTACG